CCATCTGCCAGTGTTCGAAGACACCGTCTGGGACTACACTCGCCACCGCGGCAGCCTGCAGTACTTCACCACCCTGAACTGGGCCGATCGTGAATACCGCATTGTCATTACCCTTGGCGTTAAGAGATTCCATGTCGACCTGTACTCGGGCACTGTGCGTCATATGACGGCGACCTACATGTTCGATATTCGCGTCGCCGACCTCCAGCGCTTCGCGTTTGATAGTGTGGTATACTATCTCTCGCAAGCAACGCCCCTTGTGGACGCTCTCCAAGAACCGCTGCCCTTTTGGCAGCACTGAACAGAAAGGGTACTCCTATGAGTGCTGAGATCACCGTTACCGGCAACCTGACCCGCGACCCCGAGATCGCTAAGACCAAGTCCGGCGAATTGATCGTTCGTCTTGGCATCGCTGCTACCCGCCGTCAGTTCGACAAGAAGACTGACGAGTGGACCGACGATGGTGCCCCTCTTTACCTGTCCGCCTCTTTCTTCGGTAACTCTTATGAGTACATTACCGATCTGGTGTCTAAGGGCGACCAGGTGACCATCACCGGGACTCTTGTCCTCCGTGAGTGGGAGTCCAAGAAGGGTTCCGGTCAGTCTCTTGAGATTCGGTTCCCGAAGTTCCTCGGCTACATTAAGAAGGGGGAACGCACTTCGCAGAGTAACCGCCGCTACCGTCGCTGACCACTCCCCCACCGCCCGGGGTCGGAGCATTATCCGGCCCCGGGCTTTATTTAGATAGGTTATGAAATGGCTAAGCTTGAGAAGCCCACGGACCTTGCAGGATGGCGCGATTATGCCCGTCGTCTTGAGGCCCGTGCTTCTCGTAAGATCACTCAGATCGAACGCGGCGTCTACGCTCCCTCCGCCCTGAAGCCCATCCATGAGCACATTAACCCCGAGACGGCCACTAGGATCGCTCATACGGCCCTGGACCCCCGTAAGGGCACCCCCGCAGTGTCTCGCATGACTAAGGCCCAGGTGGAGGCTCACGCGCATCGTCTGGAGGAGTTCATGGCTCCGAACGTTTCCTACTTCAGATCGGCCTCCGGTAAGCCTATCTCCGCCAAGGCGATGCTGAAGTATCAATATTCCGTCAATAGGGCTAATGAGAAGGTTCGGAACTACGTCTCCTCCGTTCAGGGGACGGTCATTCCGTGGCGGGGCGATCAGCAGTTCGGTAGGGTTTTCGACCCTAAGCGTCCCCATGAGAAGTACGGTCCTACTTCTTACGATATGAAGGTTCATAAACGCCTCTCCCCTAAGTCTTTCCAGTCGGAGGGGTCGGTGATGAGAGCTACTGCTAAGAATATGGAGAAATTGACCACTCGGTATGATGAGCGGTCCATGAAGGGGATCAGGGACAATATTCGTAAGCTCATCGATGGGTCTGGTGACTCTGATATGTATGCCGTCCTCGATCTTCCCGATGATGTTCTGAAGCTCATGTGGACCGTTGACTCTACTTTCGCCAATGCTTTGCGTTTCCGCTATGAGGCGAATCAAGATTTCGAGGAGGAAGGGGACAATAAGCACGAGTTCGATATTCAATCCGCTGACCATGAGGACAAACTTTCAGGAAAGGATCTGTACAACTATGGCGCGCAAATCGAGATCAGCTCGGACGAGCCGTCCGAAGCCGACCGTAGTCGCCGACTTCGAGACCGCGCAAGAAGAACCTTCAGACGGAAGTCTTCCCGATAGGACGTGGGTCTGGCTGTGGGCCACCGCAGGTGTTTTCGATTCCGAATTGGATCTTGTGGGTAATTCCATTGATTCGTTCATGGAGTACGCTCTTGAGTCGGCGAAGCTCATCTACTTCCATAACCTCAGGTTCGACGGCAATTTCATCATCTATTGGCTTCTCACTCACGGCTTCCGCCACTACGAGGGTGAGCAGCACTCCCCCGATAGGGGTTCGTTCTCCACCGTCATCTCCTCGGAGGGCCAGTTCTACAAGATCACCGTTGTCACTTTTGATGGGATTATCACTGATTTCCAGGATTCTTTGAAGAAGATTCCTCTCTCTGTTGCCGCTATGGCTAAAGCATACGGCCTTGAGATGGAGAAGGGGACGATGGATTACAAGAAGGTGCGTTATCCGGGTCATGTTCCTGAGCCTGAGGAGGTGCGGTATGTTCGCAGTGATGTGCGTATTGTCGCCGAGGTGCTTCGTCACCAGTACGAGGAGGGCCTTGATTCGATGACATCTTCCGCCGATGCTTTGAAGTTGTTCAAAGCTTCTATCGGCGGCGAGGATGAGTTCCGGAAGACGTTTCCGGAGCTCTCTTCGGATGAGGATGCTGCAGCTCGCGCCGCTTATCGTGGTGGGTTCACTTATGCTGATACTCGTATTGCGGGGAAGATCGTGGGCGCGGGTATCGTTCTGGACGTCAATTCCCTGTACCCTTCTGTCATGCACGATCGCCCTCTCCCCTGCGGGAGTCCTCACAATGCTGATTGGATTCCCGAGGATGACGACATCTTGTACATCGCCACGTTCAATTTCACCGCGAAGTTGAAGCCGCGCGGTATCCCCTGTATTCAGTTGCGCCGGTCTTTCTGGGCCTGTCCGAATGAGTATCAGAAGGTGATCCCTGAGGTCACTGAGATGCGTTTGACGTCTGTGGATTGGAAGCTGATCAATGACATGTACGATGTCAAACTCGTCTCCATTCATGATGTGACCGTGTTCGACAGGTGCGAGCATGTGTTCGACAAGTACATCGATGGGTGGATGATGGTGAAGGAGAACAGCAGTGGCGGTAAGCGGCAGATCGCGAAGCTGATGCTGAACTCCCTCTACGGCAAGTTCGCTTCCAGGGTGGTGCATGACAAGAAGGTACCGTATCTGGAGGATGACCGGGTCAAGTACGAGTTCGTTGCCGACGAGAAGGGTTCCAAGCCTGTTTACACACCTCTCGGCGTGTTCATCACCGCATGGGCTCGTGACAAGACGATCAGGGCGGCATCGGCCAATCATGAGCGTTTCCTGTACGCCGACACGGATTCTTTGCATCTCCTGGGCACCACTCCCCCGGATAACCTGGAGATCCATAACACTCACCTTGGGGCTTGGAAGGTTGAGGGCACGTTCGATCGTGGAATCTTCGTGAGGGCGAAGCAGTACTGCGAGGAGAGTGATGGGCTTCCTGACACACACATTGCGGGACTCCCCCGAGCATGGGCCCATAAGATCACTCCGGACGACCTCCTGTCTGAGCAGCGGTGGTATGGTAAACTGGTGCCCAAGGTGATCTCCGGTGGGACATACCTGACGGAGAGCCATTTCACGTTCTCACCGGTGAAAGGGGTATGATGTCTGAGAGGATGGACATAGTTTCGTTGGCTCTTCCCAAGTGGGTCAATGAGTTCTACGAGGAGGCTCATTGGGAGGTTCGCATGAAGAAGAGCGCGTTGATGAGGGAGGTGCTGCTCGGGTATGCGAAGGCGAAGATCGCGGAGCGTGCTGAGGCGTCGCATCCCTCCCCTGGACCGTTCGAAGACTCAGACACCGAGGAGAGCTGACCGGTGATGTCGTGGACGCTTACCGCCGGATGAGACCGGGTCCGCGACAGTGAGTTGGTTGCTCCACCGGAGCTTCTCGGCAGTCTGTGATAGTATGGGCTATGAGTGGAATTACCATTCATAGCCCATACGTTTGCATGGAGGTATCATGGATTTTGAAGGTCTCCTTCAGTCTCTGATCAATCCTGGCGAGGAGGGGCCGTCGGAGACGATCTATGACGATCTCCGTGCTGCCTACAACACTGTCAAGGACAAGGCCGACAGTGCTGGTGCCAAGATTTCGGAGCTGACTGACTCCAACTCTGCTCTTTCCAAGACTGTTGACGGTCTGAAGAGCAAGAACTACGACTTGCTCGAGGCCATCGGCGCGGGCGGGGACAACGCCGGCGACGCAGAGTCGCACGGCGACGACACGAGCGATGCTGACGACGGGGACGACGGCAGCATCGCCTCCTTCTTCTCCAAGCCTAAGGAGGCCTGACCATGACGCTCCCCAGCGGTCGCATCCGCGACTTCGATAACATTGAGATCCTGAACCGGATCCGTAACGACGCCACTTCCGACTATCAGCGGCGTATCCCGGCGGCTACGAAGGGGTCTGTCGCCGACGTCGTTCAGCAGCTGACCTCGTACACTCCTCATTTCAACGAGTTCACCGACGCGCTGATCAACCGTGTCGGCACGTACATCACCCGTGACATCACGTGGAACAACCCTCTGCGCGAGTTCAAGCGGGGCATGCTGAACTTCGGTGACACGATCGAGGAGGTGCAGACCGGTCTGGTCTCCTCCTACACCTACAACTCCGAGCGCGACTACATGGAGAAGGATATCTTCGGCGCTCACAAGCCGAATGTCGCCTCCCAGTTCCACACGGTGAACCGTCAGGAGTACTACAAGATCACGGTGAACCGCGACCAGCTGCGCCGCGCGTTCCTCGACGAGTCGGGTCTGCAGAACTACCTGTCCCAGATTCTGGCGTCTCCGACGACCTCGGACCAGTGGGATGAGTTCCTGCTGACCTGCTCGCTGTTCGCCGAGTATGAGAAGAACGGCGGCTTCTACCACGTGAAGGTTCCCGACCTGCGGAGCCTGACCGCGACCGAGTCGGACGCGAAGCAGTTGATCAAGCGGGTCCGTGCGATGACTGACAACCTGACGTTCCTGTCCCGCCAGTACAACGCTGCACGTATGGAGACGTTCGCCAAGCGGGAGGATCTGATCCTGATCGTCACCCCTGAGGTGAAGGCGAACATCGACGTCGAGGCTCTGGCCGCGGCGTTCAACCTCTCCCCCGTCGACATGTACGCCCGGGTGATCCCGGTTCCCGCCGAGCAGATGGGGATCGATAAGGCTCAGGCGATTCTGACGACGAAGGATTTCTTCGTCATCGCCGATAACCTGCTGGAGAACACCAGCCAGCCGAACCCGGTCAGCCTGGGCACGAACTACTTCCTCCACCACTGGGAGGTTATCAGCACGTCGCTGTTCGTCCCGGCGGTCATGTTCTGGACCGGTGGTGACGACCAGAACATTCGCGTCCGTCCTGGCGCTAACCTGGCTCTGGGCGGTTACACCGCTACTCAGGGAGGCAAGCCCGTGGGTGCTGCTAACAAGGCGATTCCTGGTGGCAACGTCGAGGTGACGTTCGCCGTGACGGGTGACAACACTGATGGCCTTGAGCTGGGTATCGACTACTCCGTGTCGGGTGCGAACTCTCAGCGGACGAAGATCGACAACGAGGGGATTCTCCACCTTGGTCAGGATGAGGATGCCGACGCGGTCACTGTGACTGCCACGCTGGTCTACCGCGACAGTGCGGATGTGAAGAAGACGATCGCTTCGAAGACGGCTTCGATCGCCGTCGACAAGGCGAAGGCTGTGAAGGTCTGGCCGAAGAAGTGACACCTCCTCCTGCGTGTGGTACACTAGTGCCGTGGGCAGGGTAGCCCGTCGGTGAGGTTCTTCCTCCTTTCTGCCTCACCGGCGATGGGCCGGTCCGGGTTGAGTTTGAGCTCCCCGGGCCGGCCCTTTAACCTATGTGCTATACTCTATATATGCCTACAGCTTATGACCCGCCGGAGGATATCGGCTCGTTCGGGATGGGCTTCGACTACTCCGTCTGGTCCCCCAATACTGAGGTGTACCTGACGAACGTCGTCTGGGATCAGGAGTATCGCGATGTCGTCTGGTATGACAACTATGATGAGGCGTTCAACGCGATCGTCAACGAGTACTCCTCGCGTATCGAGGTGAAGTCCCTGACCTACTGCGCACAGGGCGCCCCGATCAGGATTCCGATCCCGTTCTCGAAGGCCAACCAGTACAACTACCTGGTGGCTCGTAACAACCGTGACGCTTATAATTCGCGGAATACATTCTTCTACTTCATAACCTCCGTCGACTACATCGCCCCGGCCACCACACAGATCACCGTGCAGTTGGATGTGTGGCAGACGTACATGCATCAGTTCAATGTGCGCCGCTCCTACTGTGAACGGTCCCACATGGCGATCGCCGCTGAGAATGGCTGGGACTACTACGGTCAGAAGTACATGACGGTGCCCGAGGGTTTGGACCTGGGTTCGGAGTATCAGATAGTGGACGTGAACCGTAAGGTCATCGCTTCCACTCCCAGCGCCGGCAAGATCGACACGGCCAATTTCGATATCATCATCGCTTCGACGGTGGATCTCACTCAACCCTACGGGGATGAGAAGAATCCGACGTTCACCGCGTCCAAGGGGAGCTTCGCCGAGGGTGTGCCTAACGGGACGTCCATCTATGCGATGAAGGCGGATTGGTTCCGCGTGTTCACGAACGCCATGTCCCTGGTGCCGTGGGTGTCTCAGGGCATCGTGTCGATCACGGCGATCCCGAAGGGTGTCATCAACTTCGATGAGATCAAGGACCTGAAGGTCAAGCTGCCGGGCACGTCGGGCGTGGACCCTAAGGGCGGTGATACGCGCATCTCCCGCCAGGGGGCCGAGGTGTACGACTTGGAGAAGGGTATCGGGGAGAAGGGCCTCGTCAACAACAAGTCGATCACGCTCACCGACAAGCTCCGCAAGGACGACATTCTGCCGATGCGGTACCGGCACTTGTGGAAGTTCTGGACCAGCCCGTACCTGCTGGTGGAGGTGACCACGTTCTCGGGCACACCCCTCCTGCTGAAGCCGGAGATGATTCAGTCGGCCGGTCTGGCCGTCACCCAGTGGTCGCATGTGGTGCCCCCGAACCCGCGCATCATGTTCACGGTGAATTCTCTGGGTCAGCGCACCCGCGGGCATATGGACCAGTACGACGGCTGGTCCGAGCACTTCGATGTGATGACCGGCTTCACGAACCTGCCGACGTTCAGCCTCACGAACAACTCCTATCTGATGTTCCAGGCGCAGAACGCGCATTCGATCGCCTACCAGCACCAGAGCGCCGAGTGGTCGCAGCAGCGGGCCTTGCACGGCGCCCAGACCCAGTTCAACCAAGCCAATGCGGCTATCGCCCAGGCGGGCCAGCAGACGGCGCTGAACAACTCCTGGAACCAGGACATCGCCGGCTACAACGCCCGCATGGGCTTGCAGAAGACGGGCATCGGCGTCGGCGGTCAGGTGATCGGGTCGACCCTCATGGGGCTGGCCAACGGCGGCCCTCTGGGGGCCCTGGCCGGTCTTGGAGGCTCCGCACTGTCGGGGGCGTCCACGATGGCTCAGGCGGGAATGACCTACTCGCAGCAGGTGAACACAGCGCGCATGTCCGCCGAACAGGCGAGTGCGCTCACGAACCTGAACCAGGGGTATATGCGCTACAACGCGGACACGAACCTGGCCTACGCCAAGTACGCGGCGAACGGGGACTACGCGAACGCCATCGCCGGAATCAACGCCCGGGTCCAGGATGCCCAGACGATCGCCCCGACGACGTCGGGCCAGGTGGGCGGTGATGCTTTCATGCTGGCCGCGGAGTCGTGGAGCATTGTGGAGCGTTTGAAGTTCATTCCCGAGGATGCGGTTCGTCGCATCGGGGAGTTCTGGCTCCGGTACGGGTACGCGATGAATTCCCCTGTGGTGCCTCCCGGCGACTTCCGGTGCATGGAACATTTCACGTACTGGAAGATGGCGGAGATGAACATCTCCCGCTCCACCATGCCGGAGACGTTCCGTCAGACGATCAGGGGTATTTTCGAGAAGGGTGTCACCGTGTGGCACAAGGATCAGACGATGATCGGTCGCATCGACTGGGCCAACAACAAACCGCTTAAGGGGATCATATGGTGAAGCGTAACGGTGAGCGGGATTGGGTTCGCAAGGAGATCTACGAGCCCTTTGTCAACGGCGGCCATTTCAAGAATAACCCGTCGATCAACCGTGAGGCCCTTCTGGTCCGCATGTACAAGCGGATCATGTCGGAGATGTGTGTGAACAGGTTCTCGTGGTCCGGGCTCCCGGATACTGTGGATCGCCGCTACTTGGAGGCGACCCTCATGTATGACGGTCTGGCGGTGTTCTACTTCGATGAGGAGTTCGACAGGTTCATGGCGCTTCGGGCCACAGGTCTCGGCCAGGTGAACATGTACGATAATCCGACGAATTTCACGGTGTACGGCAACCAGGTGTTCTCCAAGACCCTGGACGCGCGTCACTGCGTTCCGATCTGGTCCAACTACTTGCGTGAGCCGGATTGGGACATTATCGACATCTACTCGCAGCGTCTGGCGGCGTTCGACCGAACGCTCGAGGTGAACATGCTGTCGGCTCGTCACCCGTTCGTGTTCTCGGTGGATAACAACGAGTATCAGTCGTTCGTGAATGCTTTCCGCAAGGTCGCCGAGGGTCAGCCGGTCATCTTCGGCACGGAGGCCCTCTCCCCCGCGGCGCTGGCGGAGAAGGTGACGATGTTCGACGTCGGGTTCAAGCCTCATCAGATTCAGGACGTGATGGAGGCGAAGGTGAAGACGTGGAACGAGGCTCTGACTCTTCTGGGGATTATGAACGTGAACTCGGAGAAGAGGGAGCGTATGGTCGCCGAGGAGGCCAGTGGCTCCTCCGGTCAGGTGCTGGCGATGCGCGCCGTTGCCATGAACGCTCGCAAGTACGCCTGCGAGCACATTAACAAGATGTACGACTTGCAGGTGGATGTGAGGTGGAACCTTGACGAATCTCAGCCCGCGGATGCTCAGAACGCTATGCTTGCCGCAGCCGCTCTCGGGGGTATTGGAGATGCTCTCGACAAGGGAAATCCGGACTTGGGGACGACCGACCAGCAGGAGCTGAACCCGAACAATGGCTGATTACACTCTTGAGCTGCGTAAGGTGGTGGAGATCGTCGGCCCGCTCAACATCGGGCTGAACGAGTATCCGATCTTCGATGAGTCCTACCGCGATTCTCTGAACCAGAAGATCCTGGACCACTACTGGTACAACGAGATCGCGCATGAGTCCATCGACATGTTCATCCACCAGTTGAAGGTGAAGATGAACGAGATCATGCCGTTCTACAACCAGCTGTACGAGTCGGAGCTGGTCGACTTCGACCCGATGATCACCCACGACGTGCATTCGACGGGTGATTCCACTCAGGACACGACGCAGGACACGCATACGAAGCAGAACGCGGAGCAGACTCTGTCGAGCGACTCGCGCGTCACCTCCTCCGAGGAGTCGAAGGCCAGGACTGTCCAGTCTCAGATGCCTCAGACGCGTCTGTCCGGTCATGACGATTATGCGACAGCCGCCAATGACACATCCTCGAAGGGCTCCGGGCAGAATCACAGTAATTCTGCGACTCAGGATCAGCAAAAGCGGTCCTCCGACACTGCGACGACGATGGGAACTAAGGCTGGGAATGTCACTCGGTCGTGGGGGTATAATACTCCTAAGGCCGACCTCCTCCAGAAATGGCGCGAAACCTTCCTCAACATTGACATGTCCGTTATCTCGGAGTTGGGAGGTCTATTCATGCAGATCCGATCTTCAGGAGACGAGTACGTGAACGGATGGGGCTATGGACTATATTGATAACAAGTATCAGCTGACCCCTGGCGACTACAGGGTCACGAACGTCACGCCGTTCACATACCGCGACGGGTACACCTACCTTCAGCTAATGGAGGAGATGCGGTCGTGGGTGAGTGAGGGGCTGGTCAACCAGTTCTCCGCCAAGATGCAGGGGCTGGCCTCCGACTACAACCAGGCCGTCTCCAGGCTCCTGGTGGACGTGCGCAAGGAGATGGAGGGTTACCACGCTCTTCCCTCCCAGGTTCGCGAGATGCTGAGCGCCGCCATCGCCAAGTACGATGACGAGTTCAACACGTTCGAGAATGACCTGAAGGCGCTCGTCAAGAAGCACTTCGAGTCGGACGTCGTCAACGTCTTCAACTGGCTCGAAGGCGAGAGCTCCACCCTCCAGGAGCTCATCAACGACATGCACAACCGGTACACGGTTGGCGGTCTCCTGGCTGAGGATTTCAGCCAGATGGGGCTCACCGCCCAGGAGCTGGAGGACATGCCGCTGACGATCTCCGAGGTGGAGACGATCGGCAAGTTCGTTCTTCCGCATTTGTCCCCGCATTACGGGTTCTCCCCTGTGACGGGGCAGTACAAGCGCGTCATAGACATCGTCTACGACGTCTACGAAGCCCAGTTCAAGGGCGGCGACCAGATCACCTCCAAGGATCTGAACTACATCGATAACCTGAACATCCCAGACCTCCAGCGCATGGTGGTCTCCTGATAGAGAGGCAGGCTCAATATGCCCGCAACCAACAAGACTGAGAACTTCAACCTGCCGCTCTACGTGGCGTCCGACCACTTCAGCGTGCTGGGTGACTTCAACTCCGCCATGAAGGAGATCGACAAGGGTCTCGGCGGTGCGACTGTCACTGCGAAGTCGGCGTCCCGCGACGCGACCAGCGCCCTGACGACGGCGAACGCGGCGTCGGATGACGCTCACAGCGCCCGTGAGGCTGCGCAGTCGACCCTGTCGGTGTCCTCGCAGGCGAAGGCCGACGCGACCCGTGCGTTCGACATGGCGACGAAGGCGACCACCGCCTCCGAGACGGCGAACACGTCCGCTATTGAGGCGAACAAGGTGGCCTCGTCGGCGGCTGCCAGGGCCAAGGAGGCGCGCGACCGCGCTGACGCCGCACTGGACACCGCGAACGCTGCCAACACGGCTTCTATCGACGCCAAGACAACGGCGAACGCCATCTCCGGTCAGGCGGTCCAGGCGACCCAGGCTGCGAACAGGGTCGGCTCCCTGCACAAGCGGTTCAAGGAGGTCACTGCGGGGTCGGGCGACCGTACACTGTCGACCCCTGAGGAGCGACCCGTCACGGTCATGGAGTTCGATCTGGACTTCGACGCCGACGACGTGTGGATCATCGTGGCGATCATGCGTCACACGGTCCACAACGTTCAGGACACTCACTTCGACATTCGTGTCACCAGTCCGAAGGGTCAGCGCCGTTGGAGCTCCTTCGTCGCCGGCTACGGTCCGTGGCCGGAGGCGATGGTCTACTCGCAGGGCACCGGTATCTTCGAGGCCTTCGAGGGTCCCGGCCGGTACCACATCGAGACCGTGTTCCTGACTGACAAGAATCACAGCACCCGGTTCGACCTGTCGAACTGCATGATGCGCGCCCACTGATCTGGACGGTATCAACTGCGGGGCGTCGGGTGATCCTCGGCGCCCCGCACCGTATAGGAGGAACTTATGGCATGGGATGACAAACATAAGGCGTGCATCATCGCGACCCTGGCGACAGTGGAGGCGGGGTTCAACTACGGGATCATCACCGCACCGGACACGCTGTCGCTCGGTATCGGCCAGTGGACGCAGGGGCGCGCCTACGACCTGCTTAACCAGTTCCCCGACAAGAACGTGTTCGGTCCCACGATCCGCTCCTGGCTGGCCGCTGGCAAGGGCACATGGACGATGGCGCGTAAGTACCAATCCCTGGGCGGCACTGATAGGCAGAAGCTATCAGCGGCTCTCGCCTCAGAAGAGGGCAAGAAGATTCAGAACAACCAGATGCGCAAAGACCTGGAGAACGAGTACATTCCCAGGCTCAAAGCCATCGGACTGGACTCGGAGAAGTACACCGAGGCCGGCATGCTCCTCATCGTCGTCATGCACCGGTGGGGCAACTACGCGCGCATCCTCAACCGATTGGTAGCCAGCGCCGGCCCGGCTCCAACATTGGACTCCATGGCCAACGCCATCAAAGCCTCGGGGGAGTGGTACGCCGTCGGCCAGAGGTACGTCATCGCCTACCGGATGATCAAGAACCTCGACACGAAGGGCATCACCTTGGCGCCGGGCGACTCCGGTGGAGACAATTCCAAGGACGGTGAGGATAAGGCCAAGGAGGAGAAGAAGATCAAACACGTCCGGACGGACGGCTCCGGTGTGCTTCGCATCTACATGTCGGACGGCAGTAACGCTGCCGCCTACCCGACCGTAGGCGGGTTCTGGAAAGCCAACGGAGCCGACCAGAAGTCGGACGACGGCGACGACAAGAAGGGCGGCGAAGGTGGCGGTGGTGGAGGCGACACCGGCAAGATCGGAGAGATGACCAAACTCGCCAAAGCCTCCATCGGCAAGTACGTCTACCACCAGTGGTACGAACCCAGGCTGCACCCGGACAAGTCGGGTGTCACCGACTGCTCAGGGTTCGTATGGTGGCTGTACAATAAGGTCATGGGCATGGACATCGGTAAGGGCGGCACCACCGTGCTCATGTCCCAGGGCGGCAAGGTCATCGCTGAAGGCGGCGGCCGCTTCAATGCCGTGAGCCAGATCAAAGAGGGTGACCTCATCGTCTGCCGATGGTACTCCGGTGGTGGTCACGTCGAATACTGCTGCGAAACCGGGAAAGACACCATCATCGGGCAGCGGGGCCCCGACGGTGTGCGAGGGCCCGCCTACGGGCACGCCACGTCCCTGTTCGGTGGCTGCAGGTGGAAGCTGAAGCGTTATGTCTAAGGCGTTCGACTACTACTCGTTCGACAGGATCCTCTCCCGCAACGCCGTGTTCAACATGGTCATGGGCGCTCGCGGCGTGGGTAAGTCATACGGTGCCAAGAAGTACGTGCTCAAGAGGTCCGTGGAGCGCGGCGAGCAGTTCATCTACCTGCGCCGTTACAAGACGGAGCTGAAGACTCGCGGCAGCTTCGTGGCCGACGTGGCGCACGAGTTCCCGGATCAGGAGTTCGAAGTTCGGAGTGGTGTTCTCTGCTGGCGCAACAAGGGTGAGGGTAAGGATGCGTGGCGCACCGCCGGCTACTTCCTGGCACTCAGCACTTCTGCGCAGCACAAGAGCACGCCCTACCCGGAGGTGACGACCATCATCTTCGACGAGTTCATCATCGAAACTGGAACCATCCACTATCTGAAAGACGAGGTGAAAACCCTCCTCGACTTCTACTCCACAGTGGACAGGTATCAGGACCGGACACGTGTTCTCATGCTGTCCAACGCCATCTCCATCATGAACCCGTACTTCATCAAATGGCACATCACCCCGACGCCGGGCAGGGAGTTCATCACCTACGGTGACGGGTTTGTCGCAGCCCAGTTCGTCGACTCGAAGCGCTTCGCATCCCAGGTGGCCACCACGAGGTTCGGCAAGTTCGTCACCGACTTCGATACGGAGTACGCCGACTATTCGATCGACAACTCGTTCGCCGACAACTCCGGGCAGTTCGTGCAGCGCAAGACTGGAACGGCCAAGTACATGTTCACCGTAAAAACGGACTTGGGCGCCTTCTCCCTGTGGATGGATTGGGGGACACTCTTCTGCCAGCAGAAGAGACCCAGGGTCGAGAAGGTGTATAATACCAATAAGATGGCTCTCCGGGAGGGTGAAGTGCTTATGAGTTACAGTGACAAGATCGCCGAGATGCTCAGGGGTTCCTACCGGAAGGGGCGAGTATTTTTCGACAGCCCGCAGTCACGCAATGCTTTTGCCGAGATCTTCGTGAGGTGATTAATGGAACACGGGATGGGGTTCTTCATAGACCTCCAGAGTCTCATCACAGCACTCACATCCTTCGTCACCATCGGGGGGTTCGCGGCGTGGGTCAATTCTAGGATGAAGAGACTCAACAATCTTCTTGACGACTGGAACGGTGTCCCCGCAAGGCCGGGGGTCCCCAGACGGCCAGGAGTCATGGAGCGGCTCGAGAAGATCGAGTCGAAGATCGACAAACAACGTGAGGAGAACTGTTATGACCGCTCTCAAGGGCCTCGTCGACCCTAAGGTTCGCCAGTACCTGTACCGCGTCGCTATCGCCGGCTGCGGCGTTCTCGCCGTCAAGGGCGTCCTGACCAAGGACGTCATCGACGTCATCACCCCGTTCCTGGCGGCCCTGTTCGCCGTCGCGGACGCCAACGTGGAGACCAACCAGGAGGGCTGAGATGAGCCTTCAGTCGGACGCCTCTCAGATCGCATGGGACATCACCCAGAACCCGTGCGTGGGCTACTCGCAGCCCGAGCGCCTGACGATCTGGAACCTCCCATCCCCCACCTCTCAGGCGGTCAACGTCAACGTCGACTGCTCCGAACTGGTGGTGTACTGCTTCAACAACGCCGGCCTGCCCGACCCTCTTCCCAAGTCCATGTGGACCGGCAACGAGGTCGCCTGCATGACCGAGCGCGGCTTCACCGCCGAGGAGTGGTACCCGGGAATGCCCGTCGAGGACGGGGACGTTCTGCGATCCGACGGGCACACGGCCATCGTGTGCAACGGATGGATCTGCGAGGCATGGATCAGCGAGTTCGGCGATATCGACGGTTACGCCGGAGACCAGACGGGCGGTGAGGTCAGGTGCGCATGCTCCTACCTCAACCATCCACTCACAATCGGTGCTCAGTGGACGCACCGGATCAGATACAACGGTTCCTACTACGCAGAGGATGATCTCGATATGTCGGAGAACACCGATCTCCTGAGGGAGATCCGCGACAGACTCGTTGAGGTGTCGGACCAGACAGGAGCCGGCATCGCGGGCCGCCGTTGGGACGGCCCCATCGTCAGCCAGCTCAAAGACGCCAACGCCACCCTGAGCAGCCTCGTTGACACGTTCAGCCCCGGTAAGGAGGGAGTCCGCAATCCGGGCTCCGCCTTCTACCTGCTGTTCCAGATCAGCGATGGAATTCAGAAGGTTGCCAAGAAGCTCGCCGGGGGTGAGGGCTAACCATGAGTGCGATCCTGACCGGCCGCCTCACCGACGCGGCCGGTCGGGACGCCGCCGGCACTCTGACGGTGGCGCCCGACCCACGAGTGGTGACGACCGCGTCCGGCGTCATCGTCAAACCCTTCACGGTGGACGTGGAGGGACAGTTCAGCGTGCCCGTGGAAATCGCGGGACCGTACACGAATCCGCCGGAGCCGTGGACGCACCACATTCTGCTCAAGCGGGGAAGGGTGAAGGTACTCGACCTGCACGCCCCATTGCACGACGGCACCAACCTCCTGTCGCAGCTGGTGGCGCACGAACCCGTTTCCCCACTGCACACGACCCAGATCGAAATCGACGTGGCCAAGGCTCGCGACCAGATGATGAAGATCAGGGACGATATCTCCAAGGGCTTGATCCGCGGACCCGTCGGCCCGCAGGGACCCAAAGGTCCCGTCGGCGACCGCGGCCCTGAAGGGCCCAAGGGAGAACGTGGTAACCGCGGGCCTTCCGGGCCTCGTGGTGATGTGGGGCTCCGTGGGCCCGAGGGTAATCCCGGGCCTCCCGGAAAAGACGGCCAGCGTGGCCTGCCCGGCCCCAAAGGCGAGCCGGGCCCCATCGGACCCAAGGGGGAGAAGGGTGAGCGCGGAGTATCGGGAAACACTGGGCCTGCAGGACCCATGGGCCCGCAGGGGCCGACCGGGGCTAAAGGCAGCCCTGGTGAGAAAGGTCCCCAGGGCCCCATCGGTCCCACTGGTCCCGCCGGACCGACCGGTCCCAAGGGCGATCCTGGCCCTGCCGGCCCCGCCGGGAGCGGAGTCGACCCGTTGGACGACTACTGGAAGGTGTCGTCGAACTGGATTGTCGGCTCGGCTCTGAAAATTGTCGGCTCCTCCATCGTCGCCTCCAAGTCGGAGGACAGGAACTACGAAGTCAACATGGCCAAGGGGCCCCGGTTCACCGGGCCTCAGGGGTGCTCGTACCGGATCACGGGACTAGCCGTGGCGCAGGGGCCCAGCAGGATCCGGTTCGCCGTCTCCTACTACACGATCTCCAATAACAAATGGAAAGAGAACGTGTACGCGGACACGATCGATATTCCGGGCAACTCTCAGCCGTACCCGGTCGACGTCCGCGTGTCGGTGCCGTACAAGCCCGACACGAACCTGCAGTTCATTGTTAATATTCGTACTGTGGAGGGCTGTACGCTCTCTAACTGCGTGGCCTACGCTGACACGCAGTTCGACGATGTTGCGGCCAACATGAAACGCAGCGCCGACGCCGTCGTGGACCTCACCGGGCGCATGACGAGCATCGAAGGCACCGTGCGCACTAACACCAAAGCCGCCGTAGACGCCAAAGCCGCCGCCGACTCGGTACAGGCAATCGCCCAGGCGGCCCAGCGCGACGCTCAGGTGCTCCAACCCAAGATCACCGCCCTTGAAGAAGCTGACCGCAACATTCAGGGCATGATCCAACGCGACAGGGAAGCCCTCGCCGAAGTACGGGTCATCGGCACCAACGCCAGAAGCGCCGCCGACCAAGCCGCGACGAAAGCGGCCGACGCCGCAAACAACTTGTTGGCATTGCAGAAGCAGATCGAGAACGTCAAGAAAGACCAGGCCGCGATCCAAACCAAGGCTGACCTGGCTGTCGCAACGGTCAAGAAGATCGAAAACATCAAAGCCTACTCCGAAGTCAACATCTGGTCCCCCGCGTCTATCTTCCTCGACCCCGACAGCAACATGAAAGGCTACGAAGAATACGGATCCAAGAACCTCGACCACAGTGTTGATAACAGCTACACGCAAATCATCGACACCCGTGAAGGCGCCGAATGGTGGTGGACCTGGAACATCTGCGGCAAAACAGACCTATGGCAGTTCTCGTGGATGATATGGCCCGGAGCCGACACATGGGTCCAGCCATACTTCCAACTCCACAACTCCATCGACATGGTATGGGGCGACAAGATATGGTTCCCGAGGCAGGAAATACCCAAGGGCTCCTACAAATTCGCACTGTGGACCAAAGACGTCCCCAACTACGACGACTCCAAATGGGACGGGGTATGCGTTGGCGCCCAGATGAAGGGCGGTATCCGCCACTGGACCCGATTCCCCAAAGCCCGCTTCTTCATGTCCTACGAGGCCATCCGCAACGGCGTGTGAGGCCGTAGGAAGCCCGTAGACGGCACAGAAAAGCTCCCCCAGTACGTTGTACCGGGGGAGCTCTTCTAGGCGCTCAGCGTGGCTTACACGAGGCTGTAGGAGTAGATGGAGGCCAGGACGTCCAACGCCTCATCCGTCCGACGGAACGTTCGGTAGTCTCCGGGGGCGTCCACCACCCACAGGCAACCAGCCTGACGCTTCGCATTCATCTGCAGCGTCACCACGCTGTCGCGGAACACGACCGCACTATTCACGACGTCGATCACCGGTACTCCACCGAAACGCTCCTGAATAGCGGAGGCCATCTCCTTCAAATGCATGAACTTAGTCATCGTAATCTCCTTCATATGGGTACATGTACTGGGGGACAGTGCTAGGAAGCATACCGTACTCGGACTCAACCCACCGGTACGCACCATCCTGCGTAGTCGTCTTATCTCCGTTGTGGGATTGGATATCCCAATCCTCAGGGCCATTCACTCTCACCCTGTTGCCGTCGAAGAACACCGCGCAACTGTCGAAATCAACCTGGAACCCATCGAGCTCCTTCAACGGCTGGAACGACTCGATGAAAATATTCAACTCCTCCCACGGGTCGTAATCCACTATAACCACTACTCCCAATCAAGCACGCACTGGAAATAGGAATCCGAATCAACACTCATCAGTGGTCACCCCCGGGAGCAGCCTTGTTGATGAAATCGACGAAACTCTGGTCGTACTGCACACCCGTCTGCTTCTGCACATTCTCGAGCTGAGACACCATGTGATTGTAACGCTCGACCTCCATACGGTTCTCATACCGCATACCGCACCAGAAGCATGCCAACATACAGAGGATGATGAGCAGAACCTCGATGAACTTATCCATGATCAAATCTCCTTTCCAGTGAACATGGACGCTATATCGTTGAATGTCATTGTGGTGCCCAATTGGCCACCGAGCTCGACATAGAACCTGTCAGGCTCTGTCGGCTCCCTCCATATTATCGTGCCTCCGGCATGATCGCAAGTAAGAAACCTATCGTCGCAATGGCTGACAGAACTATTAGCCAAAGCGACGGCGGCAACCATCGGCCAATCATCACTGAGGGTGAATCGCGTCTTCATACGGAGTAATATCTTTCATCTTCAGGTAAACGAACACAGGCTGAACCTCATCATCGGCGACAATCCACAAGTATTCCTTCACCAGCTGAATGCACTCGTGAAGGTCGCAGTTCAGCCGGCCCTTGTTCATAGGCATCGTCGAAGCGGCGGAGATGTTAGCAGTGATCTCATGGAACTGAATCAGTGTCTCGCGGTTCTGAACGATCGTCTCAGCCAGCATCACACGGTGAGTTGCGTAGTCGGGCAGCTCCTCGGTGAAGACTAGGGCCAAGCCCTGAGTAACTTTCGATCCTGCCATGATTAATGCCTTTCGGTTGTGTCGATCCAAACGGTGACCGGGAATGCTTCACGAGGAGAGACCTTGCAAGGCCTGTCTTCGTTAAGACTCAATATACCACGGTTCGACTCGATATTGAGGTGTCTGTCGTGAACGGCCCAGTTCTCAAACCATTGGCCGCAGTGTTCGCACCTTATCAGCGCCTTGTTCATCCTGAAGCGCTCCGAGTGAAGTGATTTGGTCATGACATACTCCTTTCAGTTAGACCAAACGAAACGGTGCAGCTGAGCGTACGAGTCGGAGGGATCTCCTCGTCGAAGATGTCAGCCGAGGTGGATGACAGGTGTCGTTTTAAAGTCGTTCAGTAACGGGCGGTGGCAGACGAAATCCATCTTTACGCGCTCATCCACAGCGGCCTCCATGGCTTTCGGGCGGGTCGGTGTCATCAGAGTGTGACCGTGTCCTACCACCACTGGCAGGTCTCCGTATTGCTCGACAAGTTTCCTGAGATCTTCGATCAATGTGGTGGCCTTCAGGCCCTCATTTTTGCTCATGTCTGTTATCTCCTGTTCTGCGGTTACTGGTGTGCGGTCATCGGATACGCCTGCTCGCTGCGGCGGCGGTTGTGGTA